AAGGTAATATAGAATTATGGCATTTAAATTAGACGGATCACCTTTAGCAGTTGATGTTGCATTTAAAACATCTGATGGAACTCAATATCCTGCTAACTGGTTAAGATTAACAACTAAAGCTGAAAAAGAAGCTATTGGTATTACTGAGATAGCTGACGATCCAATATATGACTCACGTTTTTATTGGGGTAATGGAACTGCAAAAACTCTTACAGATACCAACGAAGTTGATGAGAATGGTGATCCATTATTAGATGAAAACGGAGATCAGGTTGTTACTTTAGGTGTTAAGTCAGTATTGAAAGCCCAAGAAAAAACAACTGCTGGTAGTTTGTTAGCCAAATATGATTGGTACGTTGTAAGAAAAGCAGAGACATCAAAAGCCATTCCTACAGCAATAAAAACTTACAGGACTGCGATTAGAACTGCTTGTGCGACAAGAGAAACAGAGATTGATAATTGTGCAGATACCGCAGCATTAGTTACTCTTTATGGATCGACAGAAAAAGATGGTGTTGTAACACCTAACATGACACAATATCCAAAAGATCCTAACGGCTAGATTCTTGCATTTGTCTAGTCATTAACCCCATAGTGACGTAGAGAGGGGATAGGGCTACAATAAGCAGTAATACAAGCACACTTG